CGTCTACCCACTCTTCCTTAAACCACTTTTTAAGGGCTGCTCCCTTTTTACTTTTTCTTACGGCCACTTTTATTACCCCAGTTTTTAGCACCGACTTTGCGGCACTTGGCTACTGCACCGGAAGCGTACGCGGAAGGCCAAACTTTGTATCTAGCTTTAACCTTACGCGCACAAGCGTCGTTAGCTTTCTTTTTTTTAGCAGCCATAAGACTTTTAACCCCGTCGTCTTGTGTTGCTACGATTTAGGCGTTGTTGTCGTCGGCCAGTTGCCATAGTACCTCTAGATGGAGGGACATAAGGTCCTCCGGGAGAAGTTACTCTTTTAGTTTTAGTGGCCGCCGCCTTTTTCTTTTTAGGTGGACGACCTACTTTACTTCCGTATGTTCCTTTTCCTTGTGGCATAGTTATCTCCTTACCATTTTTTGCATGACCAGTAACGTGCTGTTAACTTACTGGGCGGGTTTGTGTCACACTTGTGACGTGCTCTGAACGACTTACGTCGCTTAGGTTGGTCTTTCTTAATAGTCATCTTGGCGTCACCAAAACGAATAGTCTTAGTCTTGTCGCCTTCCTTAGCCACTACTACAAACTTTTTTGTTGGGTGGCTAGGCGTCCGCTTTGGCTTGTTGTACCCGCTTACGCCCGCTCGTGCTAGTTTTGGGTCCTTTGACTTGGGCATTACATAATTCCTCCACCTTGGTTTCCAGCTGGTCCACCTTGGTTTCCAGCTGGTCCAACTGGGCGAACTGGTCGCTGAACTTGTGGTTGATCTGGTCTAGCAGGAGTTGCATTTCTTTTTGCGTTATTAACATTGGTTTTACCTTCTAGCTGCTTTTCTTTGAGGAGAGTATCAGCAACTTTCATACGTCGCTCAAACTCTTTGTCTTCAGCGCCACCTTCACGAAGGTTTCGGGTGATAGCATTAATCTTATCAATTTCTAGCTCCTGAGGAACTACCTGAGCCTCTGCTGCCAACTTAGCAGCCCTAGCTTGTGACTCTTGTGCTTGAGCAGCCAACGCTGCAGTTTGTGACTGTTGGAACTGTAGCTGTGCCTGTTGTGTTGCCTGATCCATTTGTTGCTGCTGTGGGTTAGGCTGTGAGGCTTGAGCTAGTGCTGCAACAAGCTCTTCACGGTTAGACAAGTTCATATTGTCTACAACAGACTGAATTAAAGTATTGTACAAAGGAGACTCTTTACCCATAGTCTGCAACAGTTGTACAAGCTGAGTAACTTCGTACTCTCTAGCAATAATTCCTAAAGTACTGCTTGCGTTAAACTTGTAGTCTGCAACAGGATAGTTCTCTGGATCAAACTGCATGTACCGATAGGCTGCTTTCTTGACAAAGGGAATTAGGAACGACTGTTGGAAGTTAATTAGTGTCCGCTTGTGACGTTTAATAATAGCGCCAAGAGACATACTAATGCCAGCGGCAGTAGCCTCGCCATTAACAGAACCAGCGATTCCTGCTGAGTCAACGGCTCCTGTTGCTTGCTGTACCATCTGCTGCAGTGCTCCGGCCTGAGCAAAAGTAATTTGATTAACTTGACCAAAGTTGAATGGTTGAAGAACTTCTTTAGGGTTTCCACTGGTTAGTATCATCTTTCCGGGGCGTACTTCGGGTTTAGCACCACGAGGTAGCCTAGTTGCGTCAATAGCCATCATAGGATGAATAGTAAGGCTCAGGGCGTCGATTCTAGCTCGCAACTCTGTGTCCAAAGCCTTTTGACTGTTGTAACCTTTTTCGCATACTCCACGACCCCAGAAACGACCGGGTACTACGTCCCAAGGAAAAGCAACGACAGGACGATCAGACATCATATAAGGATTAGCTTCGGCTTTAAGAAGAATGCCCCCGTTAGCGACTACTACAACGGCTTCTACGTACTTTGATTCAGACCCTTGCTCACCTACTACTTCTTCATCATCGTCGCTTGTGGCGGCATCTAGAAGCTCTCGTGGCACTAAACCGTAGTATTTAGTCAAACGTACTTTGTCGTCGTTGTAAATAGTTATGTCTTGGTCAGGCTCTAAATCCGTGTCAGGAGCAGCAGAACCAACGTAAACATCGCGGTACACGCCCTGTTCTTGCAAAAGTTCTACTTGGTGTCGGCTTACAAATTCATCAATAGCTACACCCAGAGCGTCCTCTACAGAGGTGGCTACAGGGTCAATTAGGAAGTTCTGAGGTAGTACAGGCTTGAGTTTTACTTTAACACGTTCTGTGATGTTCACTCCTACTGCTTGCAAATCTCCTCCCATAATGGGTTGAGTAGCAGGAACCATTTCTTTCATTTCTTCAATAACGATTTCGCCAACGCCTGTACCAAAGACTGCTGAGTTAATAAGACACTCTGCTACTGCCTTACGTACCATACAGTCTTCAAAATCTTCAGTTAGTTTATTACGAAGAAATTGTACGTCTTGTTTGTCAGTGTCACCAAAGTTGTCACTAACGTCAAACCATTTGCCACGTCCAAACGTAGCCTCTTCTAGTTCCGCTACATTAGACTCAACTGCTTGCTGAAGTGCAGGAGAAATAATACGGGAACGCTCAGACCCACGCTGACTGTCAGCAGGATCCCATTGACCACGCCATAGTCTATAATATTCTTCAAATCTACTTTCATAATTGCTTTCGTAATAATCTCTCCAGTCTTCACATTTAGTTATAACCCAGTCTTCTAGGGCTTCTTGGATCATCAGAGGATCGTTATCGTATAGTTCACTCATATTAGTATCCTGCTACTACGTCTAAGATTTCGTGGTCTTCGATTTCGTAATCGTAGTCGTAAGCCACATTTGCTAACTGGTCAATGTATGCTAAAGCGTCAACCAAGTCATCATGGGTTAATGGATCTGGAAATTGGAACAACTGGTCAAGAAATCTACTGTTCCATTCTCCTTTGTTTAGCGTTATGTATCCGTTTTCAAAGCGTCCTTGTAACGCCCACATAATACGATCTGTTTTTTTCTTGTTGCCGTGAGTCAACTCTTCTACTCTAAAAAACATACCATAGCGTTTCTGCATGTCCATCAAAGGAGACATTACTGCTTGTTTAGCAATGCCTCTTTCGATTCCGACCGATATGGGACGATAATCTCTAACGGCCTGAAATATCTTAGCTGCTGTTTCGTCAAGTGACCATCGACCGTATATGATATTGTCAACAAACCAACCATGCTCATTGACCTTAACCACGGCAATCGCTGTGTCGTCAAGTTTGGAATTCTTAGTCTTTTTCTTGTTGACTTCTTCAAATCCCGCCAAGTCAACTGCAATGTAATAATCTCCTACTTCGGGCCTATCTTCACTAAATTGGACCCAGTCTTCCTTAAACATTTCTGACCCACGTGCTTCAAACGACGCCATAAACTCTTGACGAAACGCATAAGAAGACATAGACTTTTTAGCAATATCAATTTCGTCCGGGTCCAATAGTGGATTGTCATAAGAAGTAAAGTGCCAAGCTTTGTACGTCGGATCATTCCCTAACTCCGCATATTTGTACAACTCATAAAAATGGTTGCGACCCATAGGTGTCCCTATAAACATCGCAGAACCCTTTTGATCCGCCAATGCAGGTCTCAGGATTTGCTCAAATACCTCAGGCTTCATGTCAGCGTACTCGTCCATTACTAGGAACTTGAGGCTGACACCTCGCATGGTTTCTGGTCTATCGGCTCCCTTGAGACTGATAGTGGCTCCATTAATAAGCTTAATTTGAAGATTATTAACATGACTACCACTGATAACTTCATGCCCGAGATCGAGAAGGGTGGTCCACATGATGTCTCTGGCTTGTCCCTGAGTAGGTGCGACGTAAAATACATGGCCTCTGTCCGCCTGTAGTGCGTTTACTATTAACATCCACGCTGCTAACCTAGACTTACCAGTACGTCGCCCAGCAGCTACTATTTTAAATCTTGTGTCGTCTGCCCAGACATCTTGTTGCCAAGGCAGTAACTCAATGTTTAAATCCATTAAAAATTTAACCTTGGCGTTGCAGTAACCAGCTCAAACGAAACAATACTTGCAAACGATGATGATGCTTCAGGCGTTAGGTTTAACTTGTCACCTTCTTTTAAAACAACAAAAGCGCCTAGCTCACCGCCAAACGTAATAAAGTCACCGGCAGAGATGCTTTTGCCCGACAAAAAATCTATGTTTGTACTACCGTGAACCCACCTGCCAGCAAGATCCTTACTGTTACTGCCTGTATTAGCTACATAAAGATAGGTAACAATGGCATCGTAACCAGCCGGGGCTTCTACAATAGTATTGCTAGAGCCTGCTGTCAGCTCATGTCCGTGAGAAAATTTCATGAGTACGTCCACATTACTGGAGTTGTTCCACGGGTGTCAACGTGAATAAAATCAGAAGACACCCCTATACCTGTAAATCCTAGTTTTAGAGCAGCACGGACAACTTTAAGGCGATCAGCGGCATTTGTTATTTTTATGTCAGCCGCGATGCCTTGGGCATGAGTACCGGGAACATCTTTCTTCTTTTCTATTGGATGTAGTGTCGGGTGTCTATATCCGCTAGTAATGACAAAAGGAAATCCACAGTACGCCCGTAAGTGGTCTAACTTCTCTAAAAACTCCTGTTCCATATTGTTTGTTCCGGAGACTTGACAGTCAAACTCTTCTCTTTTGAAGTGCTTAAGACTCATCTACTACTTCTCCTTCAATTATTTCAGGGGTTGTAACTTCAGCTGCACCAACACCACTAATATTGATTTGAATAGCGTTTCTACCACCGTCCTTAACTACTTCTTTTTCAAAAGCACCCACTGGTAGTATACGGTCCATCACAAGTTTCCAAGCAGCGGCTTGATTCTTATGGTCATGGTCTAAAGCAGCATCAAAAATTGTCTCTAGGACCTTACGAGACTTAGGACTAGCTAACATCCTAGCCTTGTACTCATTAATTATCGCTGCGTCACCTTTTGGTCGGCCTACTACACCCTTGTTTCCGGGCTTTACAGCAGCTACTTCCGACTTCCGGGGTCTGCCACGACCTCTTTTTTTAACTTCAGCGGTCATAACTAAAATTATCCCTGTTTATGCCAATAGTATAGCATAAGTTTACATAAAAGTCAAGCTATTTTAAAGGTAAAAGCAGCAGAAGTACAAACATGAGTAAAATCAATAGGTTACATGGGTTTAATTTTAGGGTAATTTTCCTAATTTTGACCTATTTTGTGTACAAGGGGCTACTACAAAAGTACAACAGCTGTCAACCCCTCCCCCGCCCCATGTTTTTACTTGGGTTTGACACGGGTCGCGCCTTGTGTTAGGCCCTAGAGTTGGCATGGTTCTTGCATGGGTAAAACTGGCATGGAGTTTGCATGGGTTGACAAGTGTGTGGG